GATCTTACCAGTTACCGTCAGATTCGTTGCGGACGCTCCAGCTCCTCCTTCCAGAAGCAGGATGTTTGCGGTGCCGTCATTGTTGAAACTTACGGTATAGTCCTCACCTTCTTTGAGTGTGTCGCTGCCACTCATGATGGTAAGCCCGTCACGCAGCACACCCACCTTATCCAGCACCGCTACACCGCTGTTGACCTGTACGGTCGTGCTTTCCAGATTGCTTGTGTGCTTCGCCGGGTCGAGCACGTTGATAAATACCATCGGTGCAACTCCAACCACGCTGAAATTTGCACTGATTGCCTCGCAAAGCGTGTACTTTGCGAAATCAGGCACATAACCGATAGCTGCAACAGCCTCTTTGTAATTATTAACCAGCAACGGTACATTGACCGATTCTGCCGGATTCTCCAGCATATTAACCGGTCCGGTGCCGATAATCACCTGCAGACCCGCCGTTCCCGTTACGGGTGCGCTCATGCTGGTAGCCTGTTCACTGGTGTATACACCATGTTTGTAAGTAGCCATAGCTTGTCCTCCTCCTTACAGTTCACTTCTGACTTTTTTAAAAAGAATGGCTTCTGCCGTTCCGGCAGTCTCCAATTTCTTTCTGGTCTGTGCGAAGCGGTCGATCGGAACCAGGAGACTTTTAGCCGCCGGATGCGCCTTAAAAAACTCATCGAGTTCCTGCGGAATCTCCCTGGTGTAGACGGTAAACTGTCTTGCTACGCCGCGAACGCTCGGTCCACAGTAGACGCGGGCAGTCTCTTTTCCTTCGTCCTGCTCCGTTGCTGCCTCCTGTCCTTCTGCGGTTTTCTGCTCCTCTTTTACTTCTTTATCTGCCGCCTCTGCGGTCTCTGTCTCTTTTTTACTCATAGCAGCTCCTTTAATGCAGTATCCTGCGTGATAGCGGGCGCAGTGCATGTCAGCGAACAGGCACCGTAATAATATGGGTGCGTGTCGTCTGCCTGCATGGCCCATGCAATAGGTTTCAAAATAGTAAACGCCCCGCCAAAATACGGAGCGCTGCAAACTCTTTGCACGATATCTTCTTTGATGTTGGCTACGTCCTGCCAACCTTCCCGTTTCTTTCCGGTATCGTATGCACAGATAACCAGAGAGAAACTGACAAGCTGTGCATCATCGTCACCTTTGATTGCACCGCTGTTCATTTCCACGACGATGTACGGAGCGTATGATCGGTCTGTATCTACATCATCGTCTCCATCTTCCGGAATCGGTAAATCCTGCTTATAGATCGTCAGCGGTTTTTTGCCCTCCTGGCCGTTATATTTCTTTCCGGCGAAGAGTTCTTCCAGCATCTCGATCATGGCATCCTGGCATAACTGCGGGGTACGCCCGATCCCAGCTTTTTCAACCATGCTCGAATAATCTTTCATAATTTGCCCTTTCTTGCTGCGGCCCTTGCCAGCACCTTTTCTACCTGCTGTTCAAGCCTCTGCTGCAAAAAAATCTCTACATCCGGTTCTACCTCCGGCCAGATGGTGTTGTGCATAGCGGTTGCGCTTGGGCTTCCCATGGTCTGTACCTTTTCTACATTTCCATCGGCATTTCTCCATCTCGGAACTCCGCTGCGTTTCGTGGTGGTATTGTGGCTTTTCGAGCCGATCACCCTCTGAACCATACCAATATGACCGTTCGTAAATTCCAGCAGGAAACCTTTGCTTAAATTTCCTTCGCCGGTCAGCGGTGTTAAAGACGTGCTTTTCAGGACATGACCTCGGAAATGCTCTGGTGCGCTGAAAGCCTCCATCCCCATGTATGGGCGCTTCGGTGATGTCTCGAAATATCCCAGATCATTACGAAAACTTGATATATGCAGCTCTGCAAGCAAGCTTGTGTTCGTTGCTTTCTTCCTCTGCACCAGTTCCTTCAAATGGCGCTGTCCCGCTGCGTTCACTGCGTAACGGGCTTTCGCCTGGGCGATCATCAGTTTTCGCGCTTCTCTGGCTGTTGCATTGATCGCAACCTTCGTAACCGCCGGTGTCTTTCGTTTCAAGGCTCCGAGCGCTGCCGTCACATCATCCAGACCTTCTACCGTGATGGTCATGTTTCCGGAATCGTATGTAACATTACTCACTGTCTCACCCTCTCTAAGATCATGCGGTAAACGCCGCCCTCGTCCTCACAGGTCACAATCTTGTATGTCCTCTTTTGATCCATCACAAGTTCTTTTCCTACCTTCGGTTTTGCGCCATAGTCCGCCACACGAACAAACAGGATGAGGTGTGCATTGTAAAGTCCGGTGTCAAAATTCTGCTTCGCGCCTGCCTCCCAGTGGGAAGAATGTTTCCGCAGCGCACTTTCTTCCAGAACTACAAGCATGTCTTTCCCGTCAATGTTGTGCATATCAGCAAACTCATTCCCGTTGAAAAATGTCTGGTCAATGTCTGCTGCTACGCAATCCTTGAAGGTAGGCATCGACCATTCCGGTTTCTGCTGGTTATCAAAATCCTGTTTCAGCTCAAATAGAGCCATGCTGCACCTCCTGACGAAAATTCCCCGCCCGTCTCCGAGCGAGGAATCTCAAAATGTGACCGAATCGGTCACATTTTTATTTACTTTTTACATGACCGATTCGGTCACATTTCTAGCAGACAGTTGCAACCAGCCAGCTATCTACTTTGTCAGGAATCGGAAGCGGATGCGTCTGCAGCTCCAGCATACGGCGGTCCGGATGATGCTCCACATAGCTTCTCAGGACGCGGTTGGTCTGTGCCGTAATCCACTGCTGCGTCTTATCGTCGATATAGGTGCATAAGCCGTATGCCCTCATGAAGCCCGGTGCGGACGAGATCAGGATTACAGTATCATCCGGAACAAGAGGCTTTGTCTCCGGTTTTGCCGGATTCGTCCAGTCGTCCAGATAAACCTCTCCGTATCCGTACAGATCCAGGCTCGGATTGGTCAGGTGACCGTAATATTTCACACCGTTCGGCAGGTCTTTCGGATTAATCAGGCCCATCTCGATTCTGCGGTTGTCAAGCAGCTTCTGTACGTTTTCATCAGCCAGGAATGCGCGGATCGCACTTTTGCCCATAATGGCGCGATCGACATTCGTAAATCCATTATGCAGCGTAGTTTCCACCCAGTCTTCCAGGTTGTTCAGGATCTTTGCTCCGCTCTGACCCCAGCGAGCCGTACCGGTTAAAGTCACTTTGTTGGTAAAGCCGAAGTCAATGACTTCGTTTACTCCCTTTCCGACAATCGGGATTTCGCCCTTCACGATGGCCTGTACAGCCATCCACTCCTCGCGTCTGGTTGTTGCATCATTCAGACGGTTATACTCATCTACGAGCTTCTGGGCGGCCCTCTGCGCCGGTGTCATTCCGCTGTACATATCCTCTCCCGGCATACGGGTGAGAAGCTGATCTGCAGTCGTAACATCATACGGGTTGATCAACGGCGGCTTATAGCTCACGGTGGAATAACCCTGCCCTTTCAGGACCTCGCCACCGGCTCTTGGATGTACAAATGCTGCCATCCTGCGATCGCCTTTTACCATGTCAATATCCACTCTCTCCGTGGCAAACGTCTTTACGTTGGTAAAGAAGGTATCCAGGAAAAACGTATGTACGACAGGTGCCTGACGTACCACTTCCGCAAGATAGCGGGGAGTGTAAATGTTCACTTCATTAGCCATAACTGTTTCCTCCTTGCTTATTTAAGAAAAATACCGATATCACGGAACGCAACCTCGATATCCGCGGCGGTTACGCCGTCCGGCATCTCCAGGGCATCCGCGAAAAACTCACCGGTCAGGTAGACTACAACATCATCGCCGCTGCTTGCGCTGTCTGCAGTGATTCCGTAAAGTCCGGATGCGTCCTTATCTGCAACTGCAGTTACTTTTCCATCTGCCAGTACGACCGGAACGTGCGCTTTCAGATCTGCGCCTGCGGTTTTGACTTCCGTGATAATCCTGATCGTTGTCCCGGCAATAAAATACTCCGGATCCAAGCTGTAAGACTGTCTTGCAAGATTCATGCTCATCGTTCATTCCTCCTTACTTCTTTGCTCCAATGCCCTTTAAAGCATTCATGAACTCGTCCTGGTTAATGTCCATAGGAGTATTGTTTACATGGTTCATGCCGCTGTCCTTGGTGTCCTTTGCGGCATCCTTCATGTAAGCGTCTCCCTGCGCTTTGGAGCGTTTGACGGCTGCGATTGCATAATCGCTGGCGCTCACAGGATTCACAAACTTTGCGTCGTTTGTGATCTCCTCACTTCCCGGAAGCGCCATATCCTCGATCTCCTTGATACGGTCGCGCTCTGCTGTAGTTGCCTGATTCGCCGCCGCCTGTTCGATCTGTGCAACCAGCTCCGGATATGCTTTCCGCAGATCATCCACTGTTTTGATGGTATCAGTCATTTTCTTTCCCTCCTGCTCTGTATTAACCGGCTTTGCTTCCGGTCCTTTATTTACAAAACGTCCGGCGGCGGGGGCTGCTGCCCGACTGTCCTGTACAAATTTTGGTGCCTCGTTAAAAGGCATGTTCATATTCACGCTGTTAATGAATAACAGGCCGTTTCGGTTCTCTACGACCGTTTCATCCCCATCGTCCACCAGTTCATCCACAAAACCGTTGTCTTTTGCCTGCTGGCCAGTCCACCAGCTCGTAGCGTCCATAAGCGCCGCTACCTCGTCTTTTTCTCTTCCTGTCTTTTTCACATACAGCGAGATGATATTTTCCCGGATGGTGGCAAGTGCATTGAGATATTCCTGCATTTTTGTAGCATCCACATATCCGTATACGGCCATCCTTACCGGATGGATCATATAGGTGCTGTCATTGGCTGCCACAACCCTGTCGCAGTGACATGCGATTATCGTTGCTGCACTGGCGCATAAGCCGTCGATTCGTGCCGTCACGACCGCGCTGTGCTGCTCTAACAGGTTCCCGATCGCCTGCGCTGCGAATACATCACCGCCGCCGCTGTTGATTCGTACTGTGAGGGCATTTACATACCCCAGCGCTTTCAGCTCGTCCGAAAAGCTCTTAGGTGTGACTTCATCCCCCCACCAGCTACTATCCGAAATATCCCCGTACAACAGCAGCTCCGCGCTGCCATCACTCAGGTTTTTAAACTCCCAGAATTTTTTAGGCATCTCCTGTTCCTCCTGTCGCCTTTTGTTCCGGCTGGTTGATCGCATCGACCTCCCGTTTACGTTTGGCTTCCGTTACCCTCTGCCGGATGTTTTGCGTATAATCGCCGCCGGTCATTTGTGCGGTCTCCTGTTCCGCCGTCGAGAATCCAGCATCTACTCGCTTGACGGCTGCATCCACTTCCTGTACAGGGTTCAGATTGGTCCTTGCCGGTCCGTTCCAGGTACATCCCGTATATGCTTTCCTTATCGCCGGATCGCTGAAAAATCCTGGTGCATGGATACGTCCCCGCGCGACTGCCTCTGCAAACCATTCCTCGTAGACCGGCTGGCAGAAATCGCTTGCAAACCAATCCCGCTGCATATTACAGGTGCGCCAGAACTCATTGAGTGCTCCGCGCGCTGCGCTGTAGCTTGTAGAAAACTGCTTAAACATGACTTCCGGTGGAATCTCCAGTGCTGCACCGATCTGCTTGATAATCGCGTCCGTGAACTTGTCGTAACCGGCGCTTGGATGCTTCGGATCTGCAAAGCTCACAGTCTCGCCAGGGTTCATGTTCAGGATTGCTCCTGGTCCCATCTCGATACTCCCCTGATCCGGAGAATCCAGCAGCTCGTCCGTCGGTAACATTTCCCCGAATGGCCGCGCATCACTCGGCGCTGCAGGCTGTACGAATACAGTAAAATAGGCGGATATCACGGCGGCCGTAATCTCGGCATCCGTATATCTGCCTAACTGTTTCAATGCTTCCAGGACTGGT